TCAATTTTTCCACTATTCCATTTTTGATATGTCCATCCGTTTGATGTACCTTGAGCAATAACATAGTCTTTTAAAGTAGATTTCGGCATATAAGTATTTACTATATTGTTACCACTTCCATCTTGCGTTGCTTTTGTTGCAATTGTTGCCGTAGCGGCATTACCTGTACAACTTCCTGATGAACCTGAGCAGTTACCTGTCAAATTGCCTATAAATGATGTTGCTTTTACATTCCCTAATACATCTAATGCTTCAGTAGGGTTTGCAATATTTATACCTACTTTTTCACTTCTGAATGCTACCAATGGTTTGCCTTTAGGCAATACTATTTCAAATGTTGAGCTGTCTAATTTATCACTTATAGTGATTGTGGCAGTATACTGATTGTCTACATTAAACTGTCCAATTAAACCGCTGAATGAATAACTGCTACCTGAATATGTCATTGTAAAAGGATAATCAGTTGAGTTAACATTTATCTTACTTATTTGGATTGAGTTATTACCCACACTTGTATATCTTCCGTTTAGGCTTAATGTGGCATTTGCCTCTATATTATTTACTCGTCTAAAAATAGCATTTTCAATAGTAGGCTTACTGTGCCTTGTAGTTGTTAACTCTATTGTCCTTTCGGCTGTATATCCTCTGCTGTCTGTTAAAGTTATTTTTAACTCATCTGCACTTATTATCCCAAATGAATAAGAGGATGTATTTAATGAACTATTTTTAGTAGTATTTCCAACCTTAAAAGTCCAGCTACCAAATGTAGCACCTCCGTTACAAGTCGGATTTAATCCAAGTATATTTAATGTGGAATAGCCATATATAAGGTTTTGGTTATCCTCTGTAATAGCAACAGTTGTAGCATTATTATCTTCGTAAGTAGGTACTGTAAAAGATGGCATATAATCAGCACCATCTATTGTTATCTTTATTGCCTTTTCAGACGCACTGCCTATTTGCGTACTTCCACTCATAGAATAACCACTTAAAGTGGCATTTATGTATTTGCGGCTTGTAGTAGTATTTAACAATACTGTTCTTTTTGCTTCATCAAGGAATAATCTTTGGCTAAATGTACCTACCTGATGACTGCTTAAATCAAATGTGAATAAAGTAGTTCCGTATACCACATCTATATAGTTATGATAAGAGGCATTATAATAAGTAATACTTACATCTATATAGCAATCAGTTATATCTGAATGGACAGTCAAATCAGTAGCACTATTTATTACCATACCGCCTAATGTGGTAGCAGTCTTTGTGCCAGATGTACCTACAGCCCCATATGCTACTTCAGTAGCCCTTATCTGAACTGTATAACTTACATTAGGACTTAAATTAGATATGGTATAACTTACATTTGTAGATGCTCCGCTGTTAAATGTTGTCCAGTTACCGCTATTTAATTTATATTGCCATGTGTTACAGCTTGCATTTGAATATGCATTTATCTTAAAAGATGTAGCACCTATTTCAGTTATATTATTTTGTGTAATAGTAGGCACTACATTGCCATATGTAATACTTGTACTTCTTGTATCTGTAGTAGAAATAACACTCCAAGATGAAGTAGTACGATACATATAAGCACTTATATTTATTGTTCCGCCTGACTCTGATAAGCCAGTTATATTTTGTGTAAAGCTACCTGAATATCCATAATTGTCAGTATTAAATGCCTTCATAGCAACATACCAGCCAATATCTGGAATACCCCAGCCTAATGCCTGTATACTGTCATCACCATTAGGTATACTACAGTTATAATTGCAGGTTAATGTACCAGTGGTAGATGTTGTTCGTGTAAATGTGTAATCAAGAGTAAGACTTACAGTTACATTACCAGTTACATAATTTATCCAACTAATTGTAGCCATTCATCACCTCCTTAATCTACAAATATCAAATTAGTGCCTATACAGGCACCATTATTTAAAGCTGGTGATAACCTAATACCACCTACTTCCAAGTATCCGTCTTTTTCACCTGTTGATGGATTGTCTATAACTATCTTTGGTATAGCCATTACTACTTCTGTTTCAGAAGTTGAGCCACCAGCATATATTTGCATTACTAATGTATTGTTCTTGCTTATAGTAAATGTATCAGGCTCTATTGTTATATGATAATCATTTGTTGTGCTACCAATATCTAAACCTATTGCACTTATAAATCTGAACATTGCATTACCGGCATAATCAATAGATGAACTCCATACTGTATCAGCACCTTGATAATTATCTGTCCAAGCAAATGCACCATCATTCATTGTGAATACTTTACAGCCATTCTGTAATGTAGGCTTATCATGCATATATATTTTAATGCTTCCGTCTGGCATAGTTACTGTAGTGGTATATAAGCCAAATGAATTAGCAATTAACTCATTAGTATGTAATAATGCTTCTGTTCTTGTATTTACAATTCTTGTAGTATCATCTTTTACTTTTTTAATTATCTGTTTTTCGTGTTCAGTAAATGGATTTAAAGTAGCATAACTCTTTTCCTGTGCTGTCATGCCTACACTTTCAATATTGCAATAGTCATTCATCATAAATGAAATATTGGTAAGGTATGTTACATAATCCACATTGTTCTTTCTAAATGCAATCTTATCTAATGGATATAAGTAAGGCATTGGTAATGTCTTTGCACTAAAAGGTGTATAAGTTAATCCCACTAAATCTATATGTGATAAAATATCACTGCTCTGTGCAAGTAAGTTATCTGTTAAATCAAATGCATAAACATCAGTACCGTACAAATATGTCTGTTCATCTAATGTTAATTGAACACCAGTTATAGTAATTGAACTTTCAAATAAGTCACTACTAAACCTCCAACTTTCATCTATTGTTATATCTGTATTGGTATGATATCTTTCAATCCTTAACTCACCATTCCAATCAATATAAGCACATCTTCCCATGATTTCACAACACCATATAAGTAATTGCCTATATGTTAAATTGTCTTGTTCAGGGATATTAGAAGGATGATAATCAGCATTAGGATAAGATGTAATATCAGTATATTTAATAATTCCGCACTGACTGCAACAGTGACTGACTATGTCGGCTATATCAGCATTTGTCCAAATGCTTTGTAGTGCAGTCATATCCACATATTTATCAAATAAAACCATTCTGTCTAATGCAGTAATATCTATAGTTGATAAGTATCTTGGTTGGTTATCTATTGTGTAATAACCTATTGGTATATAAGTGCCATTCTTTGTGCCTAATTGCACAAATATTTCAGCACCTTCAAAATGAGTATTATTATAAGTGCCATCATTGTGTATCTTCATTTCTAATTGACTGCAACAGGCACTACCTATCTCAAGTTCATCACCTGATAAGGACTGACGACTTACCGCCAGCCCTTTTATATTTGCTTCAGTGAGAGTGAAGTCGCTACCTGTGGTAGGATGTACTGTTATTTGACAAACTTGAGGTACATCTCTAAATGATGTCTTTTCTTCATTTGTTATGTTATACATATACACTCACTCCTATTATGTTAAATCCCTTTGGATAACATTAAATTTTAAAGATTTCCAAATGTCTAATGTGGCATTATATAAATCATAACTAACATCGCCACAATAAAATGTATGACTAACTACATATCCGCTAGAAGCAACACCTTCTCTCATGTCTATATATTCAATAGTCATATATTCATCATCTATCATGTTCAATATAGTATGAAGTAAATCACTTGGTAAGCACTGTATTTCTATCTCATTTTTCGTTGCCGTACCAATCTTTTTCTTCCACATTAATCCATCTTCAGTTCTGCCACTATCAGCGGCTGAAACATCACTTTTTAATTGCTTAAAAGAAGAAGGACAAAATGAGACATTAACATTATTTATCTTCTTTATTGGGTTTCCTAAATCCATTATGCCATTGCCCTCCCACTAACTCTGTTATATCTGTCAACACCATTGAGTAATGAATTAACTGATATATTTGTTCCTTTTTCAAGGATTTGTCTTAATAATGTATTTTGTTCTGCTAATAATACATTTTGTGAAGATTGTGCAGATGCAACACCAGATGCAATACCTGCAATAATTTGGCTATTATTTGCAACTGCTGTGTGTCCACCGATAGTTCCAACCATCTCTGGGCCTGCTTCTCTTGCTATGAATAACTCACCTGTGTCTGGAAAGCCACCTGATGCATACTGGTTACCTGTCATTTTGCCACCACTCATATAATTAGTCTGAACATTTATAGTCTTTGTTGTGGTTTGATTACTCCATATGGTATTCCACCAGTCTTTAATACTATTCCATACACTAGCAAAACCTTCTTTAATATCTTCCCAATAGCCTTTTAGTTTTTCATAAATTTCTTTAACTTTGTCTACTATTGTGGTTTTTATTTCAGCCCATTTTACCAAAGCCCAAGTTTTTATAGACTCCCATAATCCTACTGCTGTATCTTTAATTTTTTGCCAAATTTCGCCTACTGTTGTTTTAATACCTTCAACAGTATCAACTATCCAAGTTTTTATACCTGTCCATATTTCTGTAGCTTTTGTTTTAATACCTTCCCATATACCAACTACAAACTCTTTTATTCTTGTCCATACATTTGTAAATGTAGTTGATATTGTATTCCATGTATCAACAAAAAATGTTGAAATTGATGTCCATACATTTATAGCTATTGTTTTTATAGATTCCCAAGTAGTTACACAAAATGTTTTTACATCTTCCCAAGCTTGTACTATCCATTCTTTTGCGTCACCAACTGCTGTTTTTACCCATTCAACAGCGGCATCTACTGCTTTACCAACTGCAAGTTTGGCATCTAAAGCGGCCGCTTTTATCCATAAAATTGCATTTGCTACCCATACATCAGCTTTACTAATAATTTCAGCAAGCCAATTTATCTGTGGCTCCCAGATAGTCTCTTTGAGCCATTTAGCCGCTGAGTTGTCCCAGCAATTTTTTTTAAACCAATCTTTTATTTTATTAGATGTATCGCTTGTAGCAACTTCTTCATATAAGTCATCAATTAAGTCAGAGCCTGCTCCTGCACCTCCGCCACCTGCATCTGAATTATCTGAAAGTTTATTAATTTCATCTATGCCTAATAAGGTTTTCTCTAATTCTTTAGCACTATCATTTGCACCATCGAGTGCATTTTGTGCTGTCTCACCATATTTTGCAGTGGTATCCATTGCTTTTACATAAGTTGATTTACCTGTAATTAAAGCAATAAACCAAGATACAAGGTTGGCAACCTTTGTAATTGCTTTTGCAATCCAATTGATTACTGGTGCTAAAGCGGCTACTATTGAGCCAAATGCACCACCTAATGCATTTTTAGCGGTTGCAACTGAAGATGCTACACTATCCATTGTCTCTGCAAATGAACCACCTACAGCATCACTCCATTCATACATTGACTGCATACCTTCTTTACAAGCCTGAACAAACTTATATGCTAATCTATATATAATTATGCCTAATGCCATAGTGGCAACTGATGCAAGATTTAAAAATCCGCCAGACATAGAAGATGAAGTATTTTTTAATGTATCATTAGCGGTTTCCATAGCACCTTTTAATCCTTCACCTGTTCCTTGAATTTGCTCATCTGCTTGTGCAACTTTATTTGAAGATTGTGCTAATTGTTCTTGAACTTGCGTTCTGAACGCTTCTGCTATTGCTAATTCTTTTTCTAAGTTTGCTAGGTGTTTGGCATTAACATTTCTTCTTCTTTCTAACAAACTATATGTACTTCTAACGTTTTTACCATAGTCTGAATTATAGTCCTCATATGACATTGTACCGCCTGTCTGTCTTGGCTTAATATATTGCCAGTCAGATGACTCTCTCATTTTTGTCATTTGAGAGCTAAGATCTGATACTCTATTTTTAACTTTACTTATACTTCTAGTTAACCCATCAATATATGTCTGTGATTCTTTTGTACCATTTTTAAAGTCATTAACTACCTCCTCTATAAATCGCATCTTACGATTAGGTTTGTTTAATAAATTTTGAAGGCGTTTTGTTTTTGCTTCAAAAGTTTCTATAGATTTTGTGTCCATCTTGGCTTTAAATTCAGGTGGTAATTCATTAAAACCTTTTATAACATTTTGTGTCTCTTCGAGTTCTTTTTTATAAAAATTAGCATTTCGCTCAAACTCTTTTATAGCATTTTGAAAAAAGTCTGTGTTGGCAATAGTCTCTTTTATTGCATCATCCCAATCAGATGCAAAACCATTTGCTAATGATTTTATCTTATCAAATTGTGCTTCGACTTCTGCTGAAGTCTTTTGTGCTTCTTTGGCTAATAATCCGGTTGATTCAGAAGCATAAACCATTGCTTTTGTATATTGAGAAGAGTCTGCCACTATCTTGACAGCTAAAACTTCATTTGCCATTGTTTATTGTCTCCTCGTATTTATTATTCCATTGGATTGCAAAGGCTTTTACTTGAGCCATTTGTTTTTGTAATTTTTCTTCTTCTGAATTATCTTCAAATAATGATGGATATATTTCATATAAAGCTGGCATTTTACCTGCATTGATGAACCTATTTACTGAATAGCCAATTAAATTAGCAAGATTATAATCATATATAGCCATCTCTTTTAAGTGTTCTTCTTTAGTGGCATTAAACACCTCATATCTTAAAGTTAATTCTTCTAAATCCATATTCCAAAAATAATCATCAGTAATACCTATTACAAAAGCTCTTTTTCGTATATCTTTTAACCAATCATCGAATGAGGAATAAGTTTTTACTTCTTCCCCTTCTTGGCGTTTTTTGATTCTTCTTCCTCGTTATTAATAATTCCAGATGTTTTATAAACATCAATAATCAGAGGAACTAAATCCTGATAAGTATTACCATCTTCAATCCAATTATCTACTAAATCATATATATCATCTTCGGTAATATCCTGATGATTGCTTTTAATTGCACAATGAATAACTGTCATTAAATCTTCTGTTGTGGCAAATGTTCCTTTATCAAATAACTGCATTGGACTTCTACCTAATTTAACTTCCAATTCTTTCATTGCTCTCATTGTTAATTTAAGCTGATATTCTTTATCAGCAACTTTCCATGTATAAAACATTATTAATCACTCTCCTTATTTAAAAATAGAGTAGATAGCAGATGCGGAAGTGATTAGTTGACATCCGCTATCTACTTCTACCCAATTGGGCTATTTGCTACTCTTCAGGTGTTTCATCACCTTCATCTTCTGTGTTAGAGTCTAAAACTGTAGCATTATTAAGACTCTCCGATGTTCAAGCAAACACCATTGCTGTAGATGGTGTAATGTTAAGTGTGTATGTCATAGCGACATTAACACCAATGCCATCAAACTTAATTGAAGGCTCACCATCAAATGTGATAACTGTATTAATTGCACCAGCTGTTCCATCTGGAAGTGAAACCTTCCAATGAATCTGTCCAGTAAGTGCCTGAAGTGTTGCAAACTGTGTAGGCTCATATAAAAACTTGAACGCAAGTTTGTCACCATAATCTTTAAGCCCATTGATATACATATGTGCTTCATCTGTAAGCACAGTCGTTTCAACTGTATCAATGTCTCCACCTAAATCAGGGATTTCCTGAAGATTTGTTAAGTCAGTATAAGTGATTGAAGAACCACTACCTGTACCATAGCTTAATTTAATACCTCGAGAGATATAACCTGCCATTGTATTTGTCTCCTATTAACTATTATAATTTTCAAAAGCCTGTGCTTCATAAACCATTATCTTGCAAATCTGATTATCAGTAGTTAATTCATAAGAACTAATCCTGTGAAATCCTAATGTTCTCATTGCCTTGTCTATTAGCAAAGACTTAGTTTCTATTGTTGCTTTATCTAATGCCCAAATCTTAATACTATAACTTAATTCAGAGTATCCTATTGTCTCACCATAACTTGTATCTCTATTATTATGTTCACAATATGTGATACATGGTTTAGGTGTATTTCCATTACAGCTTAATTCATAGTAGGTTTTAAGTATTGTAGATAGGGCAGTTACGATTTGAGTTGAATAATCAATCATATCATTACATCCTCTCTAAAGTCGTTTACGAATTGTTGGACTATCTTTTCAATATTATTGTTCAGTGCTGGCCTCATATAAGGCTGTGGATGCTGTCCTATAGTTGAATGCCAATTACCAGCATCATCTTGATAGCACCATCTGTCTTTTCTACCATTACCTTCTTCAGCAAATAAGCCAGTACCAAATTCCACATCAATTTTGTTATCGTAAAGGCTTTTTATCCTCTACTTCTTATAGTTTCCTATAAGTTCAGCGTACATTTTCACATATAATGTGTTGAGCACTCTTGGGCAGATTATATTTATTCACTGCCTACGCGTTACAGTGACAATCAGCCTATACGCAATCTGATTGTTTACCACGATGTTGCCAATGTAAATTATAGTATGATATTGAATTTATTTAGGTTTTCTTCGTTTTTGCTCAATTTACCCACCGCATGTATGTCTACGGTGCATATTCCATATTGGTATATACTATACCTTCATCGCCATTTACCTCATGAGTAATACTGTTTCGTAATATGCCATTGTCCACTGGACAATTTATCTTTGCGTCATTCTCAACAATTAAACAACTTTTATTTAATGCTCTATTAAAAGTTTCAGTTGCCATTGTTTCAAGTTTTAATTGAAGTTCTGGCATATTATGAGCATTAATATTTATAATTGCCATTTAAACTAACCTCATATATACTTGTTTATGCCTACCATTTCCCATTATCTTTGTGATGTAATACTCTACATGATTGTCTATAATATGTTCACCTACTGATACATCATCATCAGTTAATGCAAATTTAATTACATCAACCATTCTTATGTCATTGGTGTTATCACAGGAATAATCATATATAGCCATATTTATCTTTCTTTTTCGATTTGGGGCTGTTTGTTTTTGGCCATAGCTGTCTAATGTATCACTATAAGCTATAACCTCTACTGTATGCATATCTCTTTTAATCACCTGATTGTCCTTACCTTTCTCAGTGCTTTTAAAGCACTCATAATTGAGTCAGGATAAGATGCTTCATAATCATAGCTTACTCCTGTATAATCTTCACTGGATAAGCCTTCTGTACCAAGGCGGTTATAATTGAATACGCACATTGCTCTTATTACAGTTTCTAATTCATCTACATTATTTCTATGAGTATATAACTTTGCTTCATTTGAGCATCTGTCAATAAGTTCTCTTAATAATATATCTTTACTATTATCTGTAATATTGAGCAAGATTTTTAATTTATCAAGCATTTTGGTTTGCCTCCTTTTTCTTTTGCCAATAGAGTTTTACGGATTCTGATATTTTTTGTTTTTGCTCTTCTGATAAAGAAGTTCCCTTCCTAGGTGAAACTCTTCCCTTCAGACTCTTGGATAATTTTACTTTAGCTTCATCAGACATTACCCTTCCTTTATTTGCTTTTGATACCTTATTCAGGGTTAATATGATGCAAAACTATATCTGTTTTACCAGTAATACCAAAATACTCTCTTGCTTTATGATTGTTTCTTTTGCTAATTGCTTCTTGTTCTTTTGTCATTAAATTGTCCTTTCATTGATTGATTTCAGCCCATTAAAATAGTTGGCAAGCTTGCCGAAACCAACCAACTACTAAGACTATTTATTTAATTTGAATTAAGATGCTACAGTAACTTCTGTTGCTACCTTTGGTGCAAAACCATATTTGATAGCCTTAGCATTGATTTTCTTACCAGCTGTAAGGTTAGCGGCCATATCAATTGTCCAAGCACCAGCAGATGGAATTACACTATAATCAACACCATCATAGTTAACGATTACCTTATCACAATCAGAACCACAAGTACCTGCAATAGTCTTGCCAGTCTTTAAGTAAGTTGTAATAGCACAAGCTGTTTCCTGTGCCTTTGCAAGTTCAACAAGGTAACTGTCATTTGTAAGTGCAACTAATGCAACTTTACGAATCCATACTTTGTTCTGCCTTGTATCAGCATCTCTCTCTTGCTCTGCTTCAGAGCCTTTCTTTACAAACAGTGTAATAGCATTTCTGTTCTCAAGGAATGCACAGCTGTCTGGACAAGCCTTTGACATAACTACTGGAACACCAGCAACATGTCCGATATAACCTGTTCTTACATAATCCTCAACATATTTAAGGTTGTCGCCTAACTGTTTACGGATATAAGCCTGATTTGCAGGGCTAACGATGATTGAGAATCCACTCTCATCTTCTAAATCAGCATCAATAAGTGCTAATGCATCTACTACCTTATTGAAGAAGTAGTTAGATGTATTTGTAGAGAAGTCACATTCAACAATCTGTGATGCTTTCTTCATTTCAGCAATAGCCTTTGCTGTAAAGTCATTTACCATACCTTCAGCCATACCTTTAACGATGGTATCTACTACCATTGGGTCAGCCATTTCTTCTTCATCATACCATTTGCCACGTCCCTGTGTTACACCAACTGTGTAAGACTCTTCTGTGAAGGTTGACTCAAAGTCACCACTGTTACCAACACCCATAGCTAAATCTTCAACTGCTCCAGTTGCTTGATACTTATGGATTTTCTTAATCATACCTGCATTCTCTGTTAATGAGTAGTCAGGTGATACAAACTGATTGAAATCAAGCTTTGTTGAAAGGATTGATTCCAAACGATTTTCGAGTACAAAATTATCATACTTCTGATTTGCCATTTTTAAATGTCTCCTATTTTTAATTTGTTAATTGTCTATATAACTCAGGCTGTTCCTTACTTAATTGTTGCATTTCAGCAAGTGTCATTTTATCAAACTGTTTTTTAGTTAATGTTTCATCTAAAGGTAAGTTTTTCTTTGGCACATCTGTTCCTAATCTTTTCTGTACCTCTGCTTTAACACTTTCCTTAAATGCTTTTTCTAATAGTTTTATATTTGCATTTGTTACATCAGCATCTGTATTTACTACTAAATCAACTAATGATAAGGATATACCTTTGTCTGCTAAAATTTTACTTGTTGTGTTTTTCATTTCAGCTAAAGCTAATTGTGCTTCTTTTTCAGCAACTTCCTTTTCCCTTTGCTCTAACTGATACACATACTTTTCTTGTTCATTCATCTGTTCCACACGTCTGGCTTCTTTAAACTTTGTTTCCTGCTTTTTTAAAGCTGATGTTACTCTTCTATCAACTTCTCTTTGCAGTAAATCATTTACTTCATCCTGTGTGTAAGTTGTCTTTGTTTCTTCTTCTGTAGTATTTACTACTTCTTCTGTGTTAACTACTTCATTTGTAAGTTCATTCATTATTTGTTAATGCCCTTTCTTTGCATAAAAAAGAGTTGCATTTATATCAAATGCCCCTCACTAATAAATTTGTTATATTTAAAGCCACCAGATGCCTCCCAGAGGCTCCAGAATGCCCATATTGGGCTTTTTACTATATTCGATATGTTCTATATAACCTATAACAAAAAAGTTGAAATATGGGCAAATGGTGGCTTATTTTAAATTGTTACCTATTTTATGTCACAAATATAATATTGCTTATTCCGTCCTCTTCCTATATGTCACAGACATATTAGAAGGTTGTACTTCAGTTAAACAAT